CCACGACGTTAATTCTTTGTATCGTCCACGACGTTAATTCTTTGTATCGTCCACGACGTTAATTCTTTGTATCGTCCACGACGTTAATTCTTTGGGACACGGTGGTCCAAACACGTATTACGAGCGTGGTGTGTGTTGATGGTTACGTTACCAGCAGCTTCTCACGTGGAAAAAAAAGCTGAATTACCCGACCAAAAGTGGATTTTTTGCCAAAAACGCGTTGCCCCAGGTGGTTAAACAGCACGAACAACAAAATTTTGTATATCTCTCTCTCCCTAAAAGACTGATATATATATATATAACAACTAATACGAACAGGATTTTTTGTTTTCCCCCAAAAACACTGGGGAAACCGCCTACATAGATAACCTGAAGTTTTGGTCGTGTTTTGTGTTTTTTATGTCCTTTTGGGGGGTCAAAAAACACGTTTTGGCGGCGTTACATAGGTAATTAAAATATCGCGCGTCGTGGACGTTGTGAAATCAAACACCACGACAGTTTTTCCAATCACGTATTACGACGCCGGCTGTAAGTGACTTAGCGCGGCTCGTCGTGGTGTGTGTATCCACCACGACAGTTTTTCCAATCACGTATTACGACGCCGGCTGTAAGTGACTTAGCGCGGCTCGTCGTGGTGTGTGTATCCACCACGACAGTTTTTCCAATTACACACCACGACGGTTTTTCTTTGTATCCCTCACGCTAGAGTTTCCAATCACACCCTACGACGTTAATTCTTTGGGCCACCGTGTCCCAAACACACACCACGACGCGCGCGCGTTGGCTTGTGACTACTGTGCCTCAAGCTCCACGATGAGAATTCTTTGGGCCACCGTGTCTCAAACCATCACGAGCGTGGGCTGCGTTACGGTTAATGAAATTCGACACGCAAAAGAAAACCCACACTTTCGCGCGGGCTTTCTTTATCTCTTTTGTCACGTTCGCCAAACGCCCAAGGGCGCTCAGCGTCAGGCGGTCAACGCCTTGGTTCCGGCGATAAAGCCCTCAATGACGTGGCGCGCGTCGAATGTCAAAACCTTGGCGTTTTCGTTTTCAAAGCGTGAGAGCATGGCCGCGAGCTGGCCCATGAACGCGATGACACTGGCATTGTCAGCACATTTCTCAATGCGCACGTTATCAGCGTTGAGCGCGACTTTCGCATCTTTGGTAACCGGCGCGTCAACAGGCGCTTTCACGTGGCGCGCGCCGCCGCGCTTGTCAGGATTGACGATTTCAGCCTGCGAAGCAAGCCTATTCCAATGCTTTTCGGCGGCCCGAACCGTGTCATGTTGTGCTTTCGTGCGATAGCCCGCGACTCCTACTTTCTTGTCAGTGAAGGGCTTGAGGCCAATGATGCTAGCAGCCTCATCCTGCTTAATGCCAGTAGCAGCGCAAAGCCGGCCTTCGACATAAGCGCCACGCGAGTTCGCCCAAACGATAATATAAGCAGCCTCATCGAGATCGGCAAGCGCATTGGTGATGAGAGCGATGGTAGCAGCACGCGCCACTTCGAAGCGCACGAACGATGCGCCTTCCGTCTTAGCGGCGGAGAAAACGCGAGCGGCGAGATTGTCAGTGAGAACGGCCATGATAAACCCCTGTTAGTTAGGTGACGTTATGTTTGGGCCATCATGGCCCAAAGCCCACTAGGGCAGGTCAGCACCGCGCTAACCCCTCAACTATCCCTATAGTCGCATAGATCGCAGGCAATGTCAACAGTCGTTATGTTTGGGCCATCATGGCCCAAAGGCAATTCAAAGATTGCTTTTTCGGGGAGGCAAAGGGGCGGAGGGGGGTTTGGGGAGGGGCTAGGCTCGGGCATTGCCCGTCACATATATAAAATACCTACTTTTTTCAAGATACATCGTACACGTTAGTACCCTTCAATTATACCCCATCCTCGTGGCTTGCTCGTGCTCGGCCTCAGCCTCAGGCCTGCGCTCTTGCGCGCGTCACCGAACATCACCGAGCCATAACGCCCAAGGGCGTTTGGCGAGCGTGACAAAAGAGAAAGAGAAAAAATTTTGTGTGCAAAATCAACACCATATCCACCATCCTAGTGTGGCACATATCTTGCAATCGCGCGTGGGCGCGCAGGCGTATAAAGAAAGACACCCACACCCTTGACCTGCACACCCGTGGAGGTTACCATGCTCGCACAACATTGGGGAATGTTGAGGCTGATCTCTGTGGACATGGGGAGAAAGCAACCAAGGGCGGTCCTGCCATCGGGGCCGCCCTTGTGTTTTTGCAGGATCAAAGTTACTGTGGAGGCACCCAAACATCACCGAGCCACACCGCCCAAGGGCGGTTGGCGAACGTGACCAAAGAGAGCGCTGAGCGATGGACACCGACTTCGACCCTGCCGGCCTCGGCTGGCCACCCACACTCCCGCTGGAGATTGCCATGGCTGAGATGCCGGTGCGCGAGATATGCGAGAGCTATGGCCTGACCCGTGACGACTGGAAGCGGTTGAAGACCGACGAGAAGTTCATCGCCCAAGTGGAGCGTTACCGCGAAGAGCTTATGAAGGACGGCGTGTCCTTCCAGATGAAGGCTCGGCTACAGGCTGAGGTGCTCCTCAAAGAAAGCTGGCGCATGATCCACGCAACGGATGCGCAGGTGCCACCGGCGGTCAAGGCCGACCTCATCAAGAGCACCATGAAGTGGGCGGGTGTGGATCAGAGCGCCAAGGCGGCTGCGATGGTGCAGGCCCCGGCCCTGCTGATTAACATCCAGTTCGCGGGCAAGCCGCCGAGCTTCGCCCCGACCATTGAGGCCAAGGCCATAGAGGCCTAATGTCACTCCACCCGCGCGTCACTCCACCCACGCGTCACTCCACCCGCGCGTCACTCCACCCGCGCGTCACTCCACCCGCGCGAGACCAACGCCTTGAAGGCGTTGTCGAGCAAGGGGAATAAAAGAGAGAGAATAAAAATGACCTCAATCATTGACTATAAGCCACCGCCGACGATTGAGCAGTTCATCGTGGATTACACGCCGGGCGCGCTGTTCTACGACTGGGTGGTTGGCCCCGTAGGGTCCGGCAAGACCACCGGGCTGTTCTTCAAGCTGGTGTATCTAGCCAGTCTCCAGTCACCCTCCCGCGATGGCGTCAGACGCTCACGCGCGGTGATCGTGCGTAACACCATGCCTCAGCTCAAGGACACCACCATCGTGTCGTGGAGCTACTGGTTCAAGGAGGGCGAGGCTGGTGAGTGGAACTTGACGGATAGGACGTTCACGCTCCGGTTCGGCGACGTGGAGTGCGTGGTGCTGTTCCGCCCGCTCGATACGCCGGATGACGTGCAGCGCGTGCTGTCACTGGAGGTGAGCTTCGCCATCATCGATGAGTTCGTGCAGATCAGGAAAGAGATTGTCGAAGCGCTGTCGGCGCGTCTCGGTCGTTACAAGCTCCCTGACGGCACCAAGCCCACCATCTGGGGCATGTGGGGTTCGTCCAACCCCTCGACGGAAGATAACTGGTGGTACGACTACCTGAATGACCCTGACACCTGCGAGACCATCGACCTAACGCGTGACGACCCGGATGTCCTGCGGGCTAGGCGTGTCATGTCCGACGATACACGCAACGTGCGCTACTTTATCCAGCCGTCCGGTCAACGCCCGGAGGCTGAGAACCTTGAGAACCTGCCGGGTGGGCGGGAGTATTATACGAACCAGATGAAGGGCAAGAGCGAGACGTGGATCAAGCAGTTCGTGGACGCTGAGTGGGGTTACAGCGTCAGTGGCAAGCCGGTGGTCAACACGTTCAAGCCGGAGCTGCATATCGCCAAGAAGCGCCTCGTCTATAATCCCCTGCTCCCGCTGATCGCTGGTGTGGACCCCGGCCTTGCTGGCTCGGCGTTCATATTTGGGCAGCAGGACTTGCATGGACGGCTCAACGTGCTGGGGGAGTGCGTGCAGTCGGGCTATGGCGCGGAGCGGCTTGTGGCTGAGGTGCTTAAGCCCTACACGCGGCGGCGGTTCCCGCAGGCCAACCTGATCCTCGCGCCTGATCCGGCGGCGGCGAACCGCTCGCAGAACGACGAGAAGCAGGTGGTGCAGACACTCAGGAAGCACTACCCGGTGAGCATCGAGAGCAACAACCGCTTGCCGCTGCGCTTGAACGCCATCGAGCACTTCACAACGAGGCTGGTGGATAGCGGCGCTGCCTTCCAGATCGACCCGTGGGAGTGCCCCATCACGGTGCGGGCGCTCAAGGGTGGTTGGCGGTGGGAGATCAACGAGAAGAAGAGTATGATCTCCGGCGATGCCCCGGAGAAGAACGCCTATAGCCATCCCGGTGATGCCCTTGGCTATCTGTGCCGATACTTCCACAAGCAGACAGAACGTGAGTTGCGGTATGGTCCGCAGTCGGCTATATTTCGGCCACCGAGCTTCAAAAACCAGTACACATATCGCTGAGGAGGCCACATGGGTGTGCACGAAGCCTTCCACCGCGGTATCGAGACGTTGCGGAAGGCGGGTATGTTGCCCCCACCGCCACCCAATGCTTATGGGCTGAATGGCGTCAGCACCCCGATGGACGAGGAGATCACGGTGCGAGCGCTCATGCAGAAGCACCTCGGTATGGTTGAGAAGGGCCGTGGGACTGCTGGTGATGCGCAGGTTGATGCTGGCACGTTTCGGTTGGCCAACCACACTGACCAGCTTGACGCGCTGGAGGCAGCGGCTGCTAACTATCTCGCGAAACAACGCCCCGGTGGGCCTCGATAAGGAACTACAAGATGGTCCGAGCTATTGCCCCGGTGGATATTGCCACTCTGACGCCGCCGAACGTGCCGGTCAAGACACCCAAGGATGCGCCGGTCAAGGTCATCCATGGGCGTGACCTCAAGCGTGTCGGTGACAAGTTCAACGACCTGTTCACGCAGTACAAGAGCGACAGGCGTCTCGCGGAGCTACGCTGGCTGCGTAATCAGCGGCAGTATCTGGGGCTCTATGACCCGGAGATTGACAAGGAGATGTCGCCCAACCGCTCGCGGGCGTATCCGCGTATCACGCGTGTTAAGTGTATCAGCGTCCTCTCCCGTCTTATGAACCTCATGTTCCAAGGCACCGAGGAAAACTGGACCATCGCGCCGAGCCCGGTTCCCAACTTCAAGGTTGCCGACGTTGAGGAAGCTATCACCTCCGCGCAGCAAGAAGATCAGGCCGCAGGGGTTCAGAGCACGCTGAGTATCGAGTATGTCAACACCGCGATGCAGCGGCTCGCGCGCAAGCGTGCGGATGAGCTTATCGACACGATCAAGGATCAGCTCCAAGAGATTGGCGGCAATCAATCGTCGGATTACGTGGCGCTCAACCGGAAGGCTGTGCAGTCCGGCATCATCTACGGCGTCGGCGTCCTGCGGGGGCCGTATGCCGTGTCGTTCAAGCAGGTGGACGTGTCTCTGGAGCCCATGACGAATAAGCCGGTGGTGACCGAGCGCACGCGGTATAAGCCGCTGTTCGAGTTCCTGCCGGTGTGGGACTTCTATCCCGACATGAGCGCCAAGACGCTGGAGGGCATGGACGGCTACTTCACACGCACCGCTATGTCCAAGGCGCAGGTGCGCGCATTGGCTGATCGTGAGGACTTCTTCGCGGACCAGATCAAGGACTATCTCAGGACGAATACGGTGGGCAACTACCGCCCCACAGAGTATGAGACCGAGCTTCGCACCATGGGCGTTCGGACCAACGTCAATGAGATGAAGATCGAGACCATGAAATACGAGATCGTCACATGGCACGGCATGGTGTCCGGCGACTTCTTGCGCATGTGTGGGGTGGATGTCGATGACGACAAGTTGACCGATGACCTTGAGGCCGAGATTTGGATGATCGCCGGCAACGTCATCAAGGCCGATC